CCAAAGAACTTTGTTTTGTCTTTGGAACCATCAGGTGATTCTCGCAAGAGAATAGGACCCTTTTTTCCAATAACCGCTTTCAAACCATCCGCAAACTCTTTGACTTTGGAAGCCGTTTGCGCTTGTCTCTGTGCTTTGAGTTCAGCTCCTTTCGAACCTTTTTTCGTTGTTTTAAGGTCTGCATAATGGTCTTTGTAAGAATTCCAGGTATCATGACAGACTTGTTTCCAAGGTTCTACACCTTGGGCGATTTTGTCCAACCGAGTCTCCATTTGCGCTGTAAAGTCGTATTCAAAGAGTTGTTTGAATTCACGAGTACAGAATTCAAGAATATTAAATCCCAGAGTTGTAGGGACCATTTTCTCTTTTTCTGCTCCCATTTGTTTTGTGAGTTTATCTTCTTTGGGAGGCCATTGGCCTAGAGCACTAATTAAATAACTCGCAATCTGGATAGGTTTGGCAGGAGAATCTTTTTTGTCAGCATAGTGTTTTTCAAGAAGTGTTCCAACCAAACTTGCGTAAGTACTTGGTCTGCCAATGCCCTTTTTCTCTAATTCTCTTACAAGTGTCGCTTCATTGTAGCGCGGAGGAGGTTTACTGGTGACGGGTGTAGCTTCTAGACTCTTCCAAACGAGTTTGTCTCCTTCTCGTAATGAAATGGCTTGAATCCACGTTGCCTGAACAGCATCTGCTTTATCCTGTTCTTCTGTTTCGTCGAGTTGGGTCATACCGATTCCAACACGGCGCCATCCAGCAAAGGTTGTGCGACGCCACTTGGCTTCCCAAGGAAATTCTCCAGGGTCTCCATCTGCTACAAACATGAGTGTCCGCTCATCCCCTTTTGTAGGAGTCATAACACTTTGAAGAGAGCGTGCCCAAATGAGCTTGTAGACTTTTTGGTCCACTGCATCCCAGGCCGTGTCGCAGGGAGAAAGCATCACTGTATCAAAGTGAGTAGGTCGTATAGCCTCGTGAGCTTCCTGTGCTTGAACAGGAGCTTGACTCGATTTAGACACCTTTTTTTCTTCTTTGGCTACAAAGCTGTCTCCATAGAGTTTGGTGGCCATCGCTTGTGCTGCACCTTTGGCTTCTTCAGAAAGAACAGCATGGTCTGTTCTCATATAGGTAATGTGTCCTTGTTCATACAAGCGTTGCGCAATCATCATGGTTTTCTTTGGAGGAATTGAATACAGGGCAGAACATTCTTGTTGAAGAGTACTTGTAATCAAAGGTTTCGGAGGATTTTCCATCCACGGTTTTGTGGAAGCACTTAGAATTGTTCCTGAGGATTCATTGTGAATGTTTTCCAAATAATTCATTGCAGAGTCTTTGTCTTCCAATTCATCTTTGAGAACAGTAGGAAACTGAAATTCGCTTTTCATATTCTGCCAGGTCCCTTTCACTTTCCAGACTGTCTGAGCACTAAAGCTTTGAATTTCCTGTTCTCGTTCACACAACAAACGAAGAGCAGGAGTTTGACAACGTCCTGCTGACAAAGCAGGACCCACATAGCTCCATAGCAGAGGAGAAATCGTAAATCCTACCATCATATCCAAAATACTTCGTGCTTGCTGGGCATTTACACGATTCATATCAATACGCCTGGGGTTCGCGACAGCTTGCTTCACAGCTGAAGCAGTAATCTCATGGAAGACAGCTCTTGGTGTGGTAGAAGGATTTAACCCAAGAAGAACAGCGACGCTATAGGCAATCGCTTCTCCTTCTCTATCATCATCACTTGCCAGATAAATGGTTGTAGCATCTTTGGCCGCTTCCTTCAGATTAGCAATAGACTTCGCTTTTTCTTTCATAATCATGTACTGAGGTTCAAAATCACGGTCCAATCCCACTGCATCGATGCTTTCTTGGAGTGCACGAATATGCCCATAGGTTGCCAAGACTTTCCATCCTGGTCCTAAGAAGCCTTGAATTTTGGAACACTTTGCAGGACTTTCTACGATAACTAAATTCGTCATACTGTACAAGCCTGTATAGGGTTTCGTAAAACAATTTTAGGCACCACAAAAATTGAATGGGATTTTCTACCTTGACCTTGTAGAATCCCTTCGCTTCAAACACGATGAATACCCACAGTAGAGTAAGCGCATTTAGCAACATGAACAAGCCAAAATATACACCGCCCGATACAGATACAGCGGGTGGATACAAGTCTTGGAAACTGAAAAAGGATGAAATCAAGAAGGAAGTGAATATTGCATCGTTCAGTGACTTTCCAGATCTTGTTGTCTCGGGCCCGAAGAAAACTATCTTTGAAGGAAACAGTTTGGCCAGTAAACTCAAAGAAGTTATTGCAGCAGAAGAAGAAGCAGCAATTCAAAAGCGGTTAAAGAAAGGAGATACTCCCGAAATGATTCTTCGTGAGGGGTGTGTAGTGCTCCCTCTGAAGGGAGGAAAGAAGTCTTCTGAACCTCTAGAAGTTCCTTATTGGGTAACCGATACAACACAACCTATTCTCTTTCCACCGTTTCGTCCTAAAAGCTTTGAAGAAGTTGCAGAAGAAAGGCGGTGGAGGCGGTTAGGAATTAATCCATTTGATACAATGCTTCATGATGAAGTAGACCATGAAGAAGAGTATATCGAAGAAACTCTTTCACTTCCCTCTGAATTTGAAGAAGAGGAAGGATTTGAAGAAGAGCCTGATATGGTTTAATTTCTTACTAACACCAACAACTTATCATTGTTCCACCCAGGTGAATAGCGCAGAGAGTGGTCGCACACGATAAAGGTATGAAAGCTAATCAAATGTTCGATAGAAGGAAGAACAGCTTGGTAAGGCTCAATAGAACGTTCACGAAAAATATCTTCAATAATCAACAAACCCCCTTTTTTTAAGAAAGGCAAGGCAGTGCGAATGACAGCACATTGGTCTGCAGGATCATGTGAAGCGTCATCCAAAATAACATCAAAGAGTTCCCCATCACTCGTGGCTTCTTGGAGTTTTTCACGAATGGAATCGTCTTTGCTGGCGTCCATTTGATCCAAAAATGTATTCGATAAATTCATAGAAGCAATATACTGAAGATTAGGAATATCATTGTCATAACCATAGAGTCTTGCTTCACTAAAAAAGGTTCGCCAAGCACGCAGAGAGGCTCCACGAAAGACACCGATTTCGGCAAATTTAATGGGTCTATGTTTTAAGGGTTCAAAAAATAAAGAATAAGGTGTGGTGTAAGGGTGACGATGGCCTTGAAGATTAAAAGGAGTTTTATCTGTTCCTGACTCCGCACACAATTTACATAGGGTTGTGCGACATTCGGTACTTTCAATTGTAATAGAATTCATCTGAAAGTTAAAGAAGATGTTTGTTTAGATTCTTTCTTCAAGTGTTTGACTGCTTGAATCGAAATAATAAAATCACGAATGTTTAATAGACTATCTTGGTCTTGGGCATCAGGATATTTCTCTTTCTCTGGTATTTCCGCACAAGGATATCTATAATACAATAGATTACATGATGCAGCAATGTGTTCATAATGCTCTCTGTGATTGGTTTCACCACCTGGTAATCCTATTTCTAGAAAAAGAGTTTGAGGAAAGCAGAAAATTAACCATGTTAAGCCTGCTCCATGAGAGCCTGTTATAATTTCTGAACTCCGAAATAAGCGAATTTGATCTTCAAAACTCATATGTTCAAGAGTATACGTACTAAATCCTTCCCGTTTTAAAGGCTCTACAAGCTCGTCTTCATTCAAAATACGTCGCCCCTTCACTTGCCGTGCATTTCTCGAAATATAGGTATATTTGCCTTTTATCTGAGGAACACTTTCCCAGATATGTTTGTACAAATCTCGCACATATTGGTAAATCCAAGATTCATTAATGAGTGTAGCATACCAACAACATGCAGGCATTTCGAGATATTCATACTCTGGCGATTTGGTGAATTCACGTTTAAAACGAGAAGGGAGACAAGCAAAGGCTTGTTCAGAAATATAGTTATTGTATTTGTTGGGATAATAATACTTAATCTCTGATGTTCCATCATCAAAGTAATAAAAGCGCGCAAGCATATAAAAAAATAAATGGTATATATTGGTCTCATGTGCATCGCCTAGTTCAATCCGTTTGGGTAATGTGAGCGAAGACCAGAAGATTGTATGAAGGGCATACTTAATTTTTTGTTTGACAACAATTTCTTCATATTGCTCGGGTGTTAGATATTGTTTATGGACTTCACTTCGCACAAAGGGCCAAAAGGTATTCATTCTGTGTTTTCATAGAAAATTTATTTAGATGTGAATGATAAATTTGAATTATATGTTTCCATGGGACATGGTAATACCATGGATACTCTTCTTCAAACGATTCAATGCATCGAAGATGAACAAATTGTACTTCTTCGAAACAAACAAGTTCTTCAGTGGCTTTTTGGAGATTTATCCTTCCTTCCCGCGATTGAAAAGAAAAACAAAACTGCGGATGAAAAGAAACTCAAAGTGGAAGAAGACAAATGGGGGCAAGCCGTTTTAAAACTGCGCCGTCCAGATTTAGCGTTGGACAAACAATGGACGAATAAATTTGGGGAACATCTATGTGAAGAATTACTCCGTTTGAAAGGAAAAACAGCCTGGAAACCTGTGAAGAAAAATCACTACCAGCCAGATTCTGAAGTTGAGGATGGTATCTGGGAAGCCAAAGCTGGAACCTTTCATACAGGAGGGACGGCTGGAGAAAAGATTCTTGGATGTCCTTTCAAATACGCAGAAATTCCTTCCTTGTATGGAAAACCTCTCTATATTCTTTGCATGGGAGGTGCAGAAAAAATGTGTCGTGAACAGTATGGAAATCTTCCTGGAGAGAAGTGTACACCCCAAAAACAAAAATTTCTAGATTTCTTTACGGAAAACCAAATTCATTATGTAGGCGCAACAGATATTCTTAGAAATTTGTAACCAAGACTTCATCAGTTGTGGCACCAGGGTCTTTGCTGTGAATAGCTCGTCGTGCAGGCACAATATTGACTTCATAGTCGGGGGACGGGAAACTTGTAGTAACAAGAGGTACCTTTGCGTTACTCATCACCATACAAATCTGCTGGGCCTTGAAAGCTTTGCACAGCCCAAATAATTTTTTATGGTGGTCCAATGAAAATCCATCTCCTGTGTATCCCACGAAGGAGGTTTCTGTTTCAGGAGCATAAGGGGGGTCTAGATAGACAAAATCTCCTGGTTGGAGACGTTGGAGAGAGTGTTCAAATCCTTGGCATGTGAAAACAACTTCTTGAATCTCATGGGACACTTGGTGCAGATGTTCTTCTTCATAAATGGATGGGCTGGTTTTATAATTTCCAAAGGGTACATTGTATTCATGGGATTTATTCTCACGATAGACTCCCCGAAATCCTGTTTTGTTTAAGAAAAGCATCATAGCCGAAGCTTGAAGAGACAAGGAACTTTTCTCTTGATTGTATTGTTTCCGAATCCAATAATAATAAGATTCTTGCGAGAGGAGAGCTTCTTGAACACTTGCAGGTGTCTGTGTTCCTTTGAGAACTTGAATCGATTTGAAAGGTGTCGTTAGACGGTGAAGTTCTTGACACAACCCACCAGGATTGGATTGGATATGTTTGTACAATGCGATTAAATTGGGATTGCTATCGCTCGCATAGACAGTCCCTGTCAAATTTCTTCTTCCAGCGCGAATGTCTGAAAGGACTCCAAGAAGAACACTTCCGCCACCCACAAAGGGTTCATGATAATTTCGTAGTTGCTGAGGAAACAAGCTAAGGACAGACTCTAAGAGTTGTGTTTTTCCTCCCACCCATTTCAAGAAAGGTTTTGCCATAGTTCTACCTAGACAGGGAAAACCTTCGCCTTCAAATTTGTTCATCTCCTATAGAAATGCCGAAACCGTCTACCCGAAACAACACCACAAACTACAATGCTTCTGTTGTGACGTTAAAACAACAAGCAAAAGAAGTCTATGCGAATGCTCTTTTGAATACCAAAGGACTTTCAGAACCCTGTAGTAATCGTATATCATTAGGACAATCTCCAAATACATCGTATTCAGGATTGACTTATGTAGACCAGCGTGTAGGAGCGGTGGCAACAACTTGCATAGAAAAAGCAAAGATTTTGGCGAGTGATAAATGCCAAGACTAAACAGAATGGTACCCAAAGACAGTTGGCTCTACAGAAGTGGAGATTTATGGTTACCAAAACCTTTTGTAAAGACTCTTGATACTTATATTGTAGGGAATGACAAGAGTCTTTTCTATTTGAATTATTGGCATATCAATCATTTTGTGAGTGGTCTTCTCTTTGGTTTGGTTTCTTTGCTCTTGTATCGAGGTTCCAATCCTCTTTTGATTTATTTTATTCTTCATACTCTTTGGGAGAGTTGGCAACTTTTTATAGGTATGACACCTAGGACATTTCGAGGCCTGTTTGACATATTTGTAGATACATGTGTAGGTTTGCTTGGTTGTTTTCTTATACTTTCTCTAGAAGGCAAACAGTAATCCTGCTCGTCCACCATAGATGCGCAAGATATTGTAGGTTTCGGCAAAACAATAGACAATGTAGCGGGGGACATTGTTAGGATCCAACGATCCTAAGAAAGGTTTGAATTGGAGACGGAGTTCTATTTTTTCTATTTTATCAAGATTGGCTTCTCCAGATGCGATTGAGGGTGGCATATTGCCATGCTCCATTCCAAAGGGTAGATTATAATAATACGCGTTGACCCACGGTGTCTTTTTCTGAACAATGGCTGGTAACAAGCTTCGAAAGATTTGAGGAGCCATATTGCTGTAGCGATACAACTTGTTTTCGTACACCAAACTAAGCATTTCAAGTGGTTCGGATTGACGTGTAGAAAATGCTGGCACAAGTGTACCCAGATTCACTGCATTTAAACCACTTGCATCAGGCCACCAGGGAGCTATACTGACACCTACACCACTCAAGTCTCTGGATGCTAAGAAAGGTGCATTGTAAGCTGGAGCTTCATACCGTTGCGCGAAAAAAAACAAATCACGGGTGGGATTGGGAACACGGAGAGGAATTGTCAGCTTTGGAAGTCCATTTGTATCGGCTGGCTCAAAAAGATAATGTTGAGGAATAGGATACTGAATATCAGAAATCCGAAATTTATTGGCTTCAGGTTTGTCTAAATAAACATATTCTGCTAAGATGTAAGTGTCTCCTAAGGTATATGAAGGAGCCATGCGAATATTGGGTATTACACTGACATTTTGAGAGACAGTGGGATTGCCTGATAGACCTACAACAGAAGTTGTTCCACCTGTTTGGTAAAACGGTGAATTTAGCAAAGGAAAATAGGCCTCTCCCCCCACAGGGTTGCGAATAGCAGAAGAATCTACCTGGGCAGAAGATACATAGAGAGAGTTCAAGGGAGCAAATGTAATATTTACGCGCACCTGGTCATTGTTAATGGCATCAATGGGCAACGCAACACCAGGGTCACCTCGTGAAAACCAAAAAGGAAGAGGTGTAATCGCTACAGCAGGTCTCTCCGTCCATCCAATGCTTTGTACGTTGAATCCATTTTGAAGACGAGGGAGCATGGCGTTCACAATGGTTGTCTTTTCAAGAGACGTATTGAATTCATCTAACACCTCCATTAATCGGCCATTCAACTGTTCTATGCGAGCTCCTCCAATATCTACTGTAGCATTCTGTATGAGGGCATGACCAAGAGAATTTGTCCATCCAAAGGTGGGGCCCGCAAACGTTGTCGTTGTAGTTGCCCTTGCGAGTAACTGTGGACCCACGATATCTGGCATTGTTGTAATTAAATACAATCGTGTGATGAGATGTCCTCGTCGGGGCAATGTAATAGAGGCTTGTGTTCCAAAATTGGGTCGTGTATCAAAATCCAATCGGACCCATGCGGTAGTAAAGCGTCCCGCTTTCACAAAGACTTTCTGAAAAAAAGATATCATAGGTTTTCCTTTGGTGGGCAAAAGTCTCTCATCTTGGAGACCTGTATGAATAATTTGGAGGAGTGAGACCACCATTCTATGAGGTTCTTTGAAGTTTCCTTATGTCCTGCGAAATCTCAGAAATATCATGCACAAATGCTGGATGTACAAATTGACCCTTTTGTGTATTATGATTTACAACTGGAAGTAGACAAAGTGTGGATAGCTCGGCATCTTTAGAGGATTTTCGTTGTTGAATCGTTTCTATCAGCGTCCGCGGAAACTTGGTGTACAATGGACTTTGTAGATTGGCTTGTTTACAGAGCTTTAGCATTTTTTCAAGGTCTTGAAAGGTGAATCGGAGAATCACGTAGCCTTTTTTCATACGAATGGATTGCGGAGACATCGTTCGAATGAGAGTGTCGATGAGTCCAACAGGAATCTTTGACACATGGAAAATCTCTTCAATTGTTTCACGATAAGCTGTTTGAAGATAAGTTTCTCCTTGTTCTGTATGACCTCCAATTCCACTAATACAAGGTCTTTCTTTATTCGGTTGATACCCTCCTAGGATATGATTTCCATCAGTAAATTCACAGCCTGCTCCCATAAAGACAGGATAGCTGGGAGTAGGTATAGGAGGTCGAGCAGGGTCGTTCGATCTTGTTCCAAAGAGAAATGCGAAGGCCATCTACAAGCAAAGAGAGGAAAGAAGACTATCAATTTTACTAGAAATCATCAAGGTCTTCCATCCTGTTCCACTTATCCTTATGAGTTCCCTTAGACTTGTTCTTGGACTTGGTTCCATCAATGGTTATGGGGTCTCCACAACAACGTGTTCCACACATGGTACAGAGCTTCAGAGTTGTCTGTTGCCAAGTCTTCTTAGACCTGAATGTAAAGTGCTTGTAGGTTTTCTGAGTACGGGACATGGTGTGTAGCTCTATTGTCCTGTTTATTACTTTCAAATTTACACTTAATCTGTAAACATGCGATTGGCAATACCATTCTGGAATCGAAGCCAGTTCAGTGCAACACAAAAGACTTTCACTTCCCACGAAGCAGAGGAGCCATCTGGATTTTTTGGAGGCCGTACATCAAGGGTAAGCCGTAGATTTTGAAGGCGTGATGCATTAATAGACCCTGTTGGTTGATGGGTATCCCCTGGCCACTTTGAAAAAGGATAGCCATACAAGAATTGATTGTAGGCAATAATTCCTCCGCGATGGTGTCGAGCAATGAGTTGTCTAAAAAACTCTTCTTCTGCTTGCACGACTGTTATACCGTTCATTTGAACAGTTCCATAGACCATCATAGATTCACGAGGATTATAGGTAGCATTGTAGTCTTTGTTCAAAACACTTGACCAATTGGTCCATTCGTTGTTGTTGTCGACATCTTTACGACGAATAAACCATAAAATTTCTTCCACGGGGTGGTTCGCTTCTAAGGGTAGTTGAATCCGAATAATATCTTCTTGGCTGGGCTTGGCTATGACATATTTAAGAGGTTCTTCAAAAGAAAAGGTTTGAATTTGTCTGTACATATTTTCAAAGGGTTGGCGAATCATGGCGGTTCGAACAGAACCATCTAACATTGCTCCCCAGGTAACCAATCTAACATTTTGGAGGAGAGGTTCAGATTCTTGTGTTCTTGTCGGTACTACTTGTGTGTAGGGATAGGTTGTGTCAATGAGGTTGATTGTTGTATTTATAGGTGTCGCATCACAGGAAGAACGAAATCCTCTTGCTTGTCTGAGAACTTCTGTAAAGGGTCTGAGTGTTACATGAATGCGCACAGTTCCTTCACGACACGCAACCAGTGGCAGACCCTCCTTCATGCGCGTACGTTGAAAGAAAAGAGGAAGCAAACAATGAATATAGCCTGATTCGGTTGGAAAGACACGACGTTCTGGCCAGTTCAAAATTTGTTGAAGATTTGCAACACCTAAATGGTCAATACCCGGACCTACCTGAGTATTCAAGTCAGGATATAAAACACTAAACGTTGTCGCCAAATCTCCGTCTATCGTTTCAATGGTTGTGCCGTCAATCTCAAGTTCCACTTGTTGAAGTAGAATTTGTCCAATTGCATTTGTGTAATACCAAGCTTCTCCAGGTGTTTGATACCGATAGGTTTCACTTTGAAGATTTAACACAGTGGTCAGGTCAAACCAACTGGTTAACTGTAATTGAAGCACGGCGCCCAGAAGCAAATCTCCGCAGGTTTGGGCAGCCACGTCAAAGGTAAACCGTTGACCAAATGCAGCAGGACCTCTGTACTGAAAATCTTGAAGGACTGGTGTAAAGGGTGTAAATCGACGATCGGGACTGCGTGTAAACCAACTTTGTGTAGCTTTTAAGGGAAAAAAGGAATTATCTTGTGCATCCCTATCAGCTAGGTCTAGGAGCGTTGTAATGTCTCCTGTTGGTCTTTGAAAGGAACCAGCCATGCTTATCTGCTTAGGAGGAGCTAAAGTCTTAAAGCTAAGGATACTTAGTATAATGAATCCTCTCCTCCTTCTTTTAATTTCTACATTTGCGACTGCACAGGTTACAGAACTAAATCGTACTCAGTATCTTGGTCGCTGGTACCAGGTCTATGCAGATTTGTTTGTCGATGCGACCTTTGAAAATAGTTCTTATTGTGATACTGCGGATTATGCCGTGTATCCCAATGATACTATTTCAGTGTGGAACAGAGAAAGGCAATACAATGTGACGGGACCAGAAAGACAGATTTTTGGCTGGGCTACTGCGGAGGACTCCTCAAAGCCTGGTGAGCTCACTGTCCATTTGCAGACAACAGGATTTGGTGCACCTTACTGGGTCTACCAATTGGGGCCTGTTGAAAAGGACCAGTATCAGTATAGTATCGTATCGGATCCGTTGAAACTGACTCTCTTTGTGTTAGCACGCAATGTGAGTAAATTTATGGACAAGTACAATCGAAACGTCACGGACTATTTAACGGAACAGGGCTTCACAAGCCTTGTGAACAGCCCTATTTTGACTCCGCAAGAAGGGTGCGAGTACTGGGAAGAAAATCTTCTATAAACAAATGGGGTCGGATTATGCCTTGACACCATGCTTTCGTGTTTTACGCTTTGAGTTTCGTTTCTTACGAGTGCCACCAAAAAATTCAGAGCGAGATATCAATCCTTTTTCTATTTCTTCTCTTCTTCCCTTATTTACAATTTCTGATTTTGTTCTTCGTAAGGTTGCTCCTTCTTCACAGTTGTCGGCTACAGAACGACAAAGTGTAAAATAATGGATTCCAGGAAAGGTTTCCATAAGATGTTTTGTTGTATATTGGGTATTCGTGAGAGTAGATGTAATAGTTTTGATATCTGTTGCTTTTAAGATTGAATCAGGAGTTGGATCTTTCTTATATTTCTTTTTATAATGTGCATTGGTTACCGCTTTCACATGCGTTGCGCTAGGAAACGTACTGGCTTTAAAATACCCAATAAACTCTTGTATAGGTATTTTGTACAAATACTCCTCCAAAGACTTTTTCAACTCCTCTTCAGAAAGTACTGGTTTCTTTTCAGCAATTTCAGCAAAGAAAGAGATTCTATCAGGACTTTTCAGTTTTGCTTTCAAAGAGTCTAGTTTCCAGGAGTCCCATTGCTGAAAGCCCTCAAACGTATAGGTTTCTAATCGTTTCGCGACCTCTACTGTTTGGAGGTTTCCAGAAAGATCAGCCTTCATTTGCTTGACAATATACGGTAGAATCGTCTTGAAGATAGCGTACGTTTTAACATCATTAGGTAATACTTCAATATCTCTCTTTTCACATAATCCTGATTCTGAAACCATAAATACGTGTTCAGTATCCCATTCTGAAACAGGATAAAAGGAGGATACAATATATGACTCACCAGGGAGTTTTACATGAAAATTATTAACAGGAACCTTCAATTGTTTCGCAAGCTCTGCAAGATTTTCTTTTACATAGGGATATCTCAATAATTTGCGAGATTCTTCTGTTGATTTCCGAAAGAAATCAAGTTCCAACGGATTGAAACTGTTGATTCTTCCACAAAGACCAGTTGTAATGAGAATACAATCGTCTGGAACGGTTGCTTCTATCGGCTGGTGTGTAGTTGGATCACATATATCTGTTCCGTGACCACCATATCTGTAAATATTCGTATTAGCAGGAAGAGCATTCAGTTTTCCT